TAGAATAACATGGCAGAACAAATAATCTCACCAGGAGTATTTACTAATGAGGATGTGCCTACAATATTAGAAGCAGCAGCAGCCCCTATAGGGGCCGCTGTTGTTGGTCCAACTCCCTTAGGACCTGTAGGTATCCCAACTTTAGTTACTACTTTTAGTGATTTCCAAACTAAATTCGGAACCACTTTCTTAAGTGGTGGAGAGGATTATTCTTTCCTAACTTCAATATCCGCACAAAACTACTTCCAACAAGGAGGTACTAATTTATTAGTAACTAGAGTAGTCCGTGACTGGACTTCATTCACTTCTTCAGTATCTACTAGAGTTGGTGATAGTGCTAGCCACGATGGTACTTATACAGGAAATGGTGTGTTTGAATTAAGCACAATTTCTAAAGGTGCTGTTATGAATAGCACTTCATCTACCGATTTTTATAACGGACACGCTACTTCTACATTAGTTAGTGGTTCTAAAGATAATTTAAGATGGGAAATTACCTCTAGAGATGAAGCCTCAGGTACATTTACTCTTATCATTAGACAAGGTAACGATAAATCTACTGATAAAAAAGTAATTGAAACTTACAGAGGAGTCAGCTTAGACCCATATTCAGATAATTATATCTCTAAATTAATAGGTGATACTTACTCTGAAGTAGCAATTGATGCTGATAGTGGTGATTACTTCGTAAAACAAAATGGTGAATATCCATCTAAGAGTAATTACGTATATGTTTCAGCTGTAAACAATACAACACCTAATTACTTAAATGCTAATGGTAGTGTAAGTGATACTAACTTTACAGGTTCCATCCCAGCAGTACAAAATGGTGCGTTTGCTAGTGGAGGAGGTTTAGTAGTCCCATCAGCAGGATGTAATATGAATGAAAATATTACAGCAGGTAATACTCAAGGATTACAAGCAGGTGACTACACAAACTTTATTGATTTGTTGAAAAACAAAGACGAGTATAAGTTTAACATACTATCCCTCCCAGGATTGATTCACTCATTAGCAGGTCACAAAACTAGAATTGATGAAGCTATTGCTGACCTTCAAGTTAGAACAGACGCAATTATCCCGGTTGACTTAGTAGGATATGAATCAGCAATTGATACGGCAACTGCTGAAGCTAATACTTTAAACACTTCATATGCTGCTGCTTACTACCCATGGTTACTTGTTAATGATAACCAAACAGGTAAAGCTATATGGTGCCCACCATCAACAGTAATCCCATCTGTATATGTTTTTAATGATAATACAACAGCTGCTTGGTTTGCTCCCGCAGGTTTAACAAGAGGTACTATGCCTAATGTTATTCTCCCTGAAAGAACATTACCAAGAGCTGACAGAGACACTTTATATGAGAACAAAATTAACCCAATCGTTAAGTTCCCAACTACAGGTGTAGCAGTATACGGTCAGAAAACATTACAATCAGCAGCCTCTGCTACTGATAGAGTTAATGTTAGAAGATTGTTGATTACATTGAAAAACTTTATTGGTAACGTTGCTCAAGGGTTAGTATTCGAACCTAACTCATTAGCCACCAGAAACGCGTTCCTTGCTGTAGTAGTTCCTTATATGGAATTAGTTCAACAAAGACAAGGTGTTTACGCCTTTAAGGTAGTAATGGACGATACTAACAATGGTCCTGATGTAATCGACAGAAACGAATTGAGAGGTACAATTTTCCTCCAACCAGTAAAATCAGCGGAATTCGTAGTACTTGACTTTAACGTACTACCAACAGGTGCCGAATTCCCATCCTAATAGGTTACATTAATTAAATTAAAAATAACAAACTAGATAAAAATAAGAAAACATGGCAGTATTAGATACAAACGAGCTGTTTTTTACAGCGTTTGAACCCAAACAACAGAATAGATTTTTGATGTCTGTTGATGGCATCGAGTCATATATCGTAAAAGGTGTTGGTGCTATTACATTAACACAAGGTGAAGTAACTCTTAACCACATTAACGTGTATAGAAAAGTTAAGGGTAAAACCACTTGGGGTAATGTTCAGTTAACCTTACACGATCCAATCTCTCCTTCCGGAACTCAGCAGGTAATGGAATGGGTAAGATTACACCACGAATCCGTAACTGGTAGAGATGGTTACTCTGACTACTACAAGAAAGACGTAACATTAAGCGTTTTAGGTCCTGTAGGTGACGTTGTCTCAGAATGGATCTTAAAAGGATGCTTTATTGTAGATGCTAACTTTGGTGATTACAACTGGGACACTGAAAACACAGCTCAGTCAATCACTATGACATTAGCCCCAGACTACTGCGTATTGAACTACTAATCAATACACAAAAATCAACAAG